AGCGCTTGCGAGAGCTGAGGAAAAAATCTCGACCCTGGCTGAATTTAATAAGCAGCAGTCAGAACAAATACAAAGTCTTATAAATAGAATAGACCGTGTTGAGCAATTAGTGAATAGCAATGCGAGTACGGTTAACTTAATAAATAAAATCTTCTGGGTTATAATTGTTGGTTTAATATCAGCTATAACTTGGGAGGCGATAATTCATTTAAATAACTAACGGAGAAAAAAATGAAAAACTTATTTAACGATGATATAACACAAAGCATTGCTGCAACAGTACAAGATGTACTTGAAGGCAAGCCGGCTGTTAAAAAAGAAGCTGAGGAATTCAAACCTCATATGATGTACGATCCAGCTACTGGAAAGGGTTATAAAGCTGAAAAGCCAGAAGACCATGAAAGAATGGCTAAACTAGGATATGTACATGAAAAACCAAAAAAAGTTAATGAAGTAGAAGAGCCAAATAAACCAACAAAACATGCTAATATGGGTTCTAAGCAAGGCGAAGACGAGTTTAAAAAAATGCATAAAGGCAAAAAAGTTGGTGAAAAAGAAGATGGTTCTGTAGTAAAAGAACATACTATTGCTTTAACTGAAGCTATGATAGACATTGATTACATTGGTGGAGATAAGCTTACTAAATCACTTGAAAGAAAGCATAAAGTAAAATTTAAAATTACTGGATCAACAACTGCTGATGTCACAGGAACAAAAGCAAATTTAATTAAACTTTTAAAATCAGATGCATACCTAATGGATGACGACGAGATAGAAGAACTATTTCCAGAACTAATGGAAGCAGTATCTGAAGAGTCTGAAAAACAAGCAGCTTATAAAAAAGTATTTAATGCAGCACTAGAAAAGTTTGGTGTTAAAGGTATAGGCGAACTTGATGCTGAAAAGAAAAAAGAATTTTTCAACTATGTTGATTCTAAGTATGATGCAAAGGCTGAAGAACTAGATAAAAAAGATGAAGAAGAAGTAGATGAACTTACTGATAAACAAGCAAAGAAACTTCCACCTGCTTTAGTAAAAGCTATTAAAAAGAAAGAAAAGGAAGAAGTTAAAGAAGGCAAATTATCAGTAAAAGCTTTTATGGGTTCAGAAGGTGGTGGTCCATCTTATAAAAAGTTTGGACTTAAACTTAAAAAATTAGGTTCTAGCTCATATGGTGGAGACGATGTAGAATTATCTGGACCAGATAATAAATTAGTTCAATTTGCTAAAGCTGCATTAGGAGTTGGTAATAAAGTTAGAAATGTTAAGGACGCTCAAAAAGAAATTGATGACCAGATGTAATCTTTGATTATATATAATATATGATGAAAGTATTTGATGAACTTACTAATAAAAACTTTAAGCTGTTTGCAGCTCAAAATTATAACAATCCGGAATGTACGGATGTTGAAGAATTTAAAAATGATCTTTCAAGATTTAAATATCTTAAGAGATTGCTTACAAGATACGAAGAACATGGTGAATTACAGGAAAGATTAATCCTTAATCATATAATAGTTCTTTATAATGTATTTGGTATTAAAGCATGTAATAAGATGATGTGGTTTAAAATAGAAGAAAATCACTATCAATATATAAAACCATTTTTAGTATATCTTCATTATCTGCCAGAGGATGAAAAGGTTGAGGTCATAATGGACCCTAATATAGTAGAGGTATTAAGAGAACTATAATGTCATTTGTATCAAGAGCAGGAGATTTATTTTACGCATTTCGTTTTTTGAAATTGCTTGTCACTCCGTTTGAAAGAACAAAAGCTTTTGAGCTTGGTATAATTGATGATAAAGGAAAAGTCTTAAAGAGAGCTAAAGATAGACAAAAACCAAATGAAAAAGCAGCGTATACAGTTTTTCATAGATTGGTATTTAATCTAAAAAGATTAATAGGTAAAGTACCAGGTGGAAGATCAGTTGTTGCAAGATATGGAGCAGCTTTATTTCTTATCAAAGAACATACTAAAATGTCAGATGAGAAAATGCTAGAAATGCTAGGACAAGCTTTAGATATGGATATTAATCCTTATGAGCTAAACGAAAATAAATGGTATCAGGATCCTGATTCTAATTTATATCCTGGCAATTATATATTAACAGAAGATATAGCATCTCCAATAACAGGAGAAGTTATAGGATTAAAAAACACAAAGGTGGTTGTTGAAGAGCTACAATCACCAATTGGAAAGTTTCAAAATATAAATATTTATAGAGTAAAACATTCTAAAACTAACCAAGAACTTTATGTTAGCAATGGAGACATAACTAGATGAAAAGAAGTTTTAAAGAATATGAAGCAATGTGGGAAGACGCAGCTGCAAATTCAGTCGGTGGCGGTGGTGTAGCAATGCCAGCCGATATGATGCCAAAAGCAATGCATAAAAGACATAAGAAAAAAGTTAAAATGTATGATGGTAGAACTAAAGAAGGCAAAGCATTTATTAAACGTATATTAGATAAAAGAAATAAAAGAATGCTCAAAGGCCAAAAAGAAATAGAAGAAGGCCGATATAATTCTAAAACTGATACTTATGAATTTGATGAAAATGATTTTAGATATTATAGAACAGGAGAGCTTAGATTAAGAAATGGTGCTTATGGCCGTGATGTAGAAAGCGCATTTAAAAAGGCTGGATACGATGTATATGGCACTGATGTTAGTGTCAAAAGAGATCAAATAAGATTTAGTAGATACAGTAAACATTGGGGAACTGATGAGAAAAAACTACGTAAAGTTGTTTTAGATGTATTGAATGTAGATATAGATAAATTATAATATGAAAAATTTTGGTATGATGATTAAAAAGTTTTACAACTGGGTTGTTAGTTTATGGACAACTAGATATACAATTACCGTCTCATACGATTCTCAATGGGGCAATGAAGACGATCAAGTCTATTATCACGTTAAAAAAATAATAAAAGCTAATTTTAAAGAACTAAAATTTAGAGATGAAAATAAAAAGACCGTTCATTTACGAGGTATGAATGGACTTAAATATAAAATAGAGGACGAATAATGCAACAAATGTTAATAAGTTTAGTATTAGTATTAGGTCTTGGTGGATATTACTTATATAATCAAAATCTAACTTTACAAGAAAATAATACTAAACTAGAGTATGCACTAGACGAACAAACAAAAGCAATAGAAGCATTACGTGAGTCATATGAGAAACAAGGCAAAGCCTTACAAAATATGAGTAGACAAAATGCTATTATTGAACAAGAAAAAGCTGAGTATTTAGCAATATTCTCAAGGCATAATTTAGATGTGCTTGCACTAAAAAAGCCAGGTATGATTGAATTGAGATTTAATAATGCAAGTGAAGATGTAATGGAGGGCCTTGAAGATGATACAGAAGCTTTGTACAATCTTAACAATCCTAATAATTAGTGGATGTAGTTTATTACCTACTAAACAAATAGACATAGTATCTGCACCGGTGCAAATAGATATAATGCAACCAGATTTACCACGCCCTGTTCAACTTACCGCACCAAAATGGTACGTAGTATCAGAAGCAAGGATAGTCAATCCTTGTAAAGCAACACTATCATTCGATCCAAAAAAATACAACGAGGATGGTACAGAAAAATTAAAAAGGCCAAAAGCCTGCGACCTATCAGAAAGAGAAAATCCTGATTGGCCAGAAGGTTATACATATCTAGATAGATTCTTAGATGATATGAAAGACCAAAACAACGGAGAAATAGTTTTTGTAGCAACATCAATTGGTGATTACAAAGTCATGGCTGAAGATATGCAAGAACTTAAAAGATACATCAAACAATTAGGTGAAGTAGTTATCTATTATAGAGACGTTACTCTACCTGATGGTTCAAAAGGTAAAGGAGTTGGTATAGAAATAGAAACTCCTGAAGCTTTAGAAGAAGTGAGAGGCTAAGGTGATTGGTCTAGTAATTAATCTATTAAAAGGTGTAATCACGTTATTGCTTAAAATATATAAGCCAAGTTGGTTATTAAGATTAGATAAATATCTTGAAGAAAAAATTGGTATTGATTTAATTAAGCAAGAAAAAAAATGGTTTGAAAAACATCCTCTATTATTGAAAAGAATTGAACATCTCGAAGACGATTCTCATCCACCATGTCCATTAGAGGAATTTGATGCGTACCCTGCGCTAATCAAACGTATTGAAGAACTAGAAAAAAAAGTTAAATAAACGTTTACAAATCGCTTGATTTGTGATATAATATACATATTATTATGAATGGAACAAATACAATAAATGTCACTAAACGCGATGGTTCATTACAACCATTCGATCTAGATAAAGTTCATAAAGTTTTAGAATGGGCTGTTGAAGATATATCAGGCGTATCAATGTCTGAAATAGAATTAAAAGCTAACATTCAACTATATGATAAAATACCAGCTTATGATATACATGAGTTGTTGATTAAATCAGCAGCTGAACTTATTTCTGAGCAAACACCAAACTATCAATTTGTAGCTGCTAGGCTTGTATCGTATAAAATGCGAAAAGAAGCTTATGGCGAATATTCAATACCACCATTACGTTCTATTATAGATCGAAATATAGAGTTAGGTGTATATGATAGTGAGATAGTTAACTTGTATGATGTTGATGAAATATGCGAATTGGATGCATACATTAAACATGAAAGAGATGATACATTTACTTATGCTGGTATGGAACAATTTAGAGGTAAGTATTTAGTTCAAGATAGAAGAACTAAACAAATATATGAAACACCTCAAATACTTTATATGATGATTGCAATGACTTTGTTTAGTTCATATAAAGAAAATAGATTAAAATACGTAAAGGATTATTATGATGCAATTTCTCAATTTTATATATCGTTGCCTACGCCAATTATGGCGGGAGTTCGAACTCCGACTAGACAATTTTCTTCGTGTGTACTCATTGAGTCCGGAGACAGTCTTGATTCTATTAATGCTACTGCTACTTCTATTGTTAGGTATATAAGTAAAAAAGCAGGTATAGGTATAGGTGCTGGTTCAATAAGAGCACTAGGTGCTAAAATAGCAGATGGTTCTGTTGTACATACAGGTTTAATACCATTTCTTAAGTACTTTCAAAGTGCTGTAAAATCATGTTCACAAGGTGGAGTACGGGGCGGAGCAGCTACTGTATATCTACCTTTATGGCATTATGAATATGAAGACTTAGTTGTACTTAAAAACAATAAGGGTACTGAAGAAACAAGAGTACGTCACATGGATTATGCATTTCAATTTAATAAATTGATGTATGAAAGATTACTTACTGGTGGCAATATAACTTTCTTTGACCCTAATGATGTACCAGGATTATATGAAGCATTTTTTGTTGATCAAGATAAATTTAAAGAACTATATGAAACATATGAGCGTAAAACATCTATAAGAAAAAAATCATTACCTGCACTTGAAGTATTTCAATCATTTTTAACAGAAAGAAAAGATACAGGTAGAATATATCTTATGAATGTAGACCATGCAAATGACCATGGTTCATTTATCGCAAGAAGAGCACCAATAAGAATGAGTAATCTATGTTGCGAAATAGATTTACCTACTACACCACTTAATAGTCAAGATGATACAGAAGGAGAAATATCTCTATGTACTTTATCAGCTGTTAACTGGGGATTAATAAACGAGCCACATGAGTTTGAAAAATACTGTGATTTAACAGTAAGAGCATTGGATGAATTATTAGATTATCAAAATTATCCAATACCTGCAGCACAAAGAGGTACAATGAATAGAAGACCTTTAGGTGTAGGTATTATCAATCTTGCTTATTTCTTAGCAAAAAGAGGACTTAAATATGACGAATCAGCACATCAAATAATTGATGAATATGCAGAAGCTTGGTCATATTATTTAATAAAAAGTTCAGCAGACCTTGCCGTTGAAAAAGGAAAATTGATATATAATACTGATACGAAATATTCTCAAGGAATACTTCCTATTGATACTTATAAGAGAGCGATAGATAATCTTATAGAACATAGGGAACGTTTACCGTGGAAAGATTTGCGTAAGCAACTCAGAGAAACTGGCATCCGAAACTCTACGCTTATGGCATTAATGCCTGCTGAAACAAGCGCTCAAATAAGTAATAGTACAAATGGTATTGAACCTCCAAGAGCTTTAGTATCATATAAACAGAGTAAAGATGGAGTCATGGCTCAAGTTGTACCAGGCTATCATCATCTCAAAAATAAGTATGATTTACTTTGGGATCAAAAATCTCCAGAAGGATATTTGGCGATATGTGGTATATTACAAAAATATATCGACCAAGGTATATCCGTAAATACATCTTATAATCCAGAACATTTTGAAGATAATAAGGTGCCTATGTCTGTAATGATAAAAGACTTAGTCACAGCATATAAATATGGATTGAAGCAATTATATTACTTAAATACATTTGATGGTGCAGGAGAAATGAAGGAGGACGAACATCATACTTATGACAGCGGAACAATACAAATCGAAGAAGAAGACTGCGACTCTTGCAAAATCTGAAGAAGACTTTTGGGATATGATGCCAGATGTCGAAGACTTAGAAAAAATAGTAAATAGAGAACTTAAAAAATTAGAGGAATGGGAAAGTGCCAATACTACAAAAAAATAAAAAATCACATTTAGAAAAAACTATGTTTTTTGATGAAGGTGTTGACGTCGCTAGATTTGATCAAGTCAAATACCCTCAAATAGAAAAAATAACAGATAAACAACTAGGATTCTTTTGGAGACCAGAAGAAGTAGATGTATCTAAAGACAAAAAGGATTTCCATGACCTTACACCGCACGAACAACATATATTCACGTCTAATCTCAAAAGGCAAATACTACTGGACTCTGTTCAAGGTCGGGCCCCGAACCTTGCATTCCTTCCTATTGCTTCGTTACCCGAAATTGAGAACTGGATCGAGACCTGGTCGTTTTTTGAAACTATACATTCTCGTTCTTATACTCATATTATTAGGAATGTTTACCCAGACCCCGCAGTAGTTTTTGACTCTATGTTGGATATTAAAGAAATATTAGATTGTGGTAAAGACATTGCAAAATATTATGACGCTTTGATTGCAAAACCAAATAAGAAAAACTTATGGATGTGTATGCAATCAGCGAATGCCCTGGAAGGAGTCAGATTTTATGTCTCTTTCGCCTGCAGTTGGGCATTTGCTGAGCTCAAGAAAATGGAAGGTAATGCAAAGATAATTAAATTTATCGCAAGAGATGAGAATACTCATTTAGCCAGTACAACAACTATGTTAAAATTATTAAGACAAGAACCTGGTTATGATAAGATTGCAAAGGAAACAGAACAAGAATGCGTAGATTTGTTTATGAAAGTAATAGAACAAGAAAAACAATGGGCTCATTATTTATTTAAAGATGGTTCAATGATTGGATTAAATGAATCTATATTACAAGATTATGTGGAATGGATAGGTGCTAAAAGAATGCGTGCTGTCGGATTAACCTGTCCTTATAATGTTCCACAAATGAATCCATTACCATGGACAGAAAAATGGATTTCTGGTGGTAATGTACAAGTAGCTCCACAGGAAACAGAGATTACATCATATGTGACTGGTGGAGTAAAACAAGATGTTGATGATAAAACATTAGAAGGGTTAAGTTTATGAGTCCAGATTCGTGGAAAAGACCAACTAATGAAAGAGCAGTTCGTGGTTACGAACAACAATTAGAATTACAACTAAATAAAACAGTAGATGCAACACCTGAAGAATTTAATGAATGGCAAGAAAAAGAATTAAATTGGTGGGGCGAAAAACAACTAAGTATAGTAGCCTTTATGGCTTTTGTACAGCTATTTGTTTTTACTGGTATGTTAATGGCATTTGCCCTTATAGGAGAGGTATTTAAGTGAGAGATAGTTTTTATTTAATAATAGGTATATGTGGATTTATGTATGGTATAATTTCACATACTTACGCCAACTTGGATTATAAAGGATATCCAAGAGCACAAGCATGTTATGGAGAGTGTTATGAAAAATATGTTGAAGAAAATGGTTCAGTGGTTGAACAGCTTCAAGCCAAAGCGGCAGCGGCTGCAGACGATCCATTTAGTTCCATTAGAGGACTTTGGGCGGGATGTGCAGCGTGCCATGGACAATCAGGCCAGGGAATGGGAGCATTTCCCGCGTTGGCCGGAAGAGATGCTGAATATATATCAAAAAGGTTATATCAGTACCAAAATCGTGAAAACGTTGGATCGATGAGTTCTACTATGTGGGCTCAAGCTGGAATGTTAACAGATAACGATATAGATACTATAGGTAAATTTATTGAGGAGACAATGAAATGATAGAAATATGGGGTAAACCACAGTGTCCTTTTTGCGATAGAGCAAAAGCTTTATGCGAACAAAAAGGTTTAGAATATACATACAAATCTTTAGGAACTGATTTTGCAAGAGAAGATATGATGGAAACATTTCCAGGCGCAAGAACATTTCCTCAAATAATAGTTGATGGCCAAAAAATCGGTGGATATACAGATTTAGAGGCTCATTTGCAATGATACTAGAATGTGAATATTGCTATTCACGTATAGTAATAAAGCCAGATGATAAAGATTTAAATATAAATTTTTGTCCACATTGTGGTGAACCCACAGATGATGATATGGACGAATTAAATTTTAATGAGTAAATGGGTTTATGAAGGCAGGGAGTATAATCCACCTGTAGATTTTACACCTGATGAATTATATGGATTTGTATATTGTATAACAAATCGAGCAACCAATCGCAAATATATAGGTAAAAAATTCTTTTGGAAAGCTAAAACGCTACCTATAACCAAAACCAGAAAACGTAGGAAAAAATTAAAAGTCGAATCTGACTGGAGAGAGTATTATGGATCTAACAAACATTTACGAGCTGATGTCGATGCACAAGGGGAAGACATGTTTTACAGAGAAATACTACACTTATGTAAAACAAAAGGAGAATGCGCTTACTACGAAACAAAAGAGCAGTTTGATAGAGAAGTGCTGTTAAGTGAGAACTACTACAACGGTATAATTAATTGTAGGATAGGATCAAAAAGTGTGAAAAACTTGTTTACAAATGACTAAAAGTATGTTATAATATATAATTATATGAAAAAATACAAGGACAATGTTATACCCTTTCCAACCAAAGAGGAATTAGAAAGTAAACTAATAGAAAAAGATTTAAATGCTTTAAGTAATGAATGCGTTGATTGTTCTCAATACTTAATGGAAGTTCTAGAAGAGTTTATTGCAACAGGTCAAGTAAGTGAAGACTTTATGGAAATGAATTTTAGAGATGAGACAAATCAGGAAGCTAGGGATATGTTTGTAGTAGTGAATATGTTGAATGCAATGTTTAACAGGTTCTATGGTATTGAACATGGATTACATCAAACCCTTGATAATGCTTATGTAAAAATAAAAGAAATGATACTTATAAATGAAAGGGCTCAAAAGGACCTATATCTATTCGAATCTGAAGATGGAGATATGACTGAGTTTACTTTTGAACCTGAAGGAGATGATGATGATACTGATTGATTACAGTCAAATAGCACTTTCAAATATTATTGTGCAAAAACTAAATGATGAGTCTATGATAAGACATATGATACTTAACAGTATTCGTATGTATAATAAAAAACATAGAGATGAATATGGCCAACTTGTTATATGTGCTGATGGAATGAACACATGGAGAAAAGAGTTCTTTCCAGAATATAAAGCAGCGCGTAAGAAAAACAGAGACAATTCAAGCCAAGACTGGACTGAAATATTTAGAATATTACATACAGTAAGAGATGAAATAAGAGATTACTTACCATATAAAGTAATACACATGGAAGGTGTAGAAGCTGATGATATTATTGGTACACTTACTATGCAAACCCAAGAGTTTGGTATGGATGAACCAGTAATGATTATATCTTCAGACAAAGACTTTATACAATTACAAAAATATAAAAATGTAAAACAATGGTCACCTATACAGAAAAAGTTTGTCACAGATAAAAACCCAAGAACATATTTATTTAATCATATTATGAGAGGAGATAGTGGTGATGGTGTACCTAATGTTTTATCAGCTGATGATACATTTATAAGTGAAGGTTCACAAACACCATTAAGACAAACAAGGATTGATAACTGGTTAGAAAATGCTGATAATTTAAGAGAACACATGGATGAAGATACATATCGTAATTATCAAAGAAATAAAAAGCTAATTGACTTAACTGATATACCAGATAATATACAAGAAAGTATTATAAATACTTTTAACGGGCAAACAAAAACGCCAAATATGAAAGTATTAAATTATTTAATAAAGAAAAGATGTAATCATTTAATTGAAGTCGTGGAGGAATTTTATAATGGCTAGAAAATTAATATCAGAAGTCCTGACTGAAGCAGGCAAAATCGTAAAAAGAGATGAAAG